TCTTTGTCGTTACCTCAGATGTAGTATCACCTGATTCAACATATTTAATATAGAATGTAATATATCCACGATCACTTTGTGTCGCAGGAATTGAATACAGAACCTTTGCTTTGATTCCTGTGGTCAGACCTTCAATGATCTTGCCTTGGAGTTGTGCTCTATATGTCTCTACATCTACACCCAAGAATGCTTGCTGGATGAGAATACATTCGACATTCAGGTCATAACCTACCTGACCAGGAATGACCATTGCACCTTCTTTGAATAGGTGCTGCCCCATTGCTTCGATCTGATTTTGCAGAATCGATTGCAACGTAGTAAGTTCCCTTGCCTGGATAGGAAATCCTGGTCGGAAGAGAACTCTATAAAAGTTTTTGTCCTTATCGAAGTCATCGAAATAAGGAGAAATGTTTAGGTTAGTATTCTGGGGCATTTCTTAGAACTCGATTACGATTTTGATGTCTTCGATTTGGTCGCCAGCACGAGAGATCGCGCCTCTGTTATCAATATATATGATCTCACCCGAGTTGGGTTCAATCTCAGACTTTGCATAACCATTAGTAAATGACATACCCAAGTCATACTCAGTGTTATTGATAACACGAGTAGAGATACCAGACACAACAGGGAAGTTGATGTCAGGGTCTGCCGAGGTACCAGAGGTTGAACCTGTAACAGCGTTACCGCCTTCAAACTCTGTAAGGTTTCCAGTAATCTCAGGGAACACACCATCAATTCTGTTCTGGTAATATTTCAGAACTTTGGTTGTGTTGTTCCATGAAATGACTCGTCCCCTAGCAGTCACCTGCTGACCACCAACAGTTCTCGACTGTGTAATGATCTCGTCAGTTTGAAACTGACCATTGAATGTAGGAGAGAAAATTACTGCCTTAGTTGCAGATAGAGTAATCGCAGATGTGAGTTCAATTGTTCCATACTGATATGGGTTAATCACCAAACCAATACGACGGTAGTCATTATCAGTTGGGAAGTCACCTGAACCTTCATCATAAGTGAACTTGGTGTTGATCATCACACGATAACCACCTAACTCTTTACCAGGTGAAGAACCATGTCCAGTGTCGGGAGGGATGATAACGTCAATGGCAGCACCAGTACCTGTACCAGCACCAATACCATTCACTTCATCAATAACAACCTTACCGAAAGTGTATCCAGAACCACCAGAGGTTACTGTGGCAGAAACGATCTTACCACCATCAACCACCAGAGAAACTCGACCACCAACGCCATCGCCTTTGATGGGAACGTTCTCATAGGTACCGTTGTTATAACCAGTACCAGATGATTGAATAACAACACTGTCAATTTCACCACCAACAGCATCACCAGTCACAGCAACATCGCTGAGAACGGGCATGTAATCATTGGAGAAGAATTTCAGAACCTGACCCACAGGGATCGTATAAAGATACTTCCAACGATAACCATCACTAGTTGTGATAATTGAAGTGGAGGTACCAGTAGGTTCAACAGTAGAAGGTTTACCGTTAGGATCAGAAGGACTGGTCCCGTTGTAGATGCACTTATATACCTGATACTGCGAGTTAACAACGTAGAAATCTGCGTCGTATAGTTTCGTAGCACCAGACGATGCCGTCTTGGTTGATGAATAATCATGACGATACATATCGTAAACATAACCCAAACCACCAGTGGTTTGTTCGGGTGGAGTCCAGTCAATGCGGCGGATGACCTGAATCGTATCACTTGCTAGGACACGTTTCAGTGAAATCATGTCAGAGAAAGTGTCCGAAAACTCTTGGGAAGAATCCACAGGAGTTGGAGCAGCATTTTCATTATCCCATTCCTGGGGTCGCCCAATAAACACGTACAGTCGATCTCTCGACGTACCTGCTACCAAGTCGGACTGCGTAGGATCTGCACCCTCCAAAGATTTGATAAATCTTTTCGCAGTAAAAATTCTAAATTGATCGGTTAGAAGTGCCATCTTTAAGCAGTTACCTTCCTTTTATTTATGGGACTTATTCTGGTTCGATTCTGACCAGATTTTTATATTCTTGACTTACAAATACACCAGTAGCACCACTACTGCCACCAGAAATCGTATCTGATGTTGTGAATTTGTAGGTATTGCCATTATTGACAATACTTTCAACGGTTAAGTATCTATAACCAAATGCATCAGCAGTGCCAATGTAGGATACAACAGTTGCTGTAAGTCCTGTAACACTACTAGTAACAGTTTCACCAGTGGTGAATAGAGCACTGTTAACATCTTTCAATTTGATAACAGTATTGGAGACATGCTCAATACCGTCACCAAGAGCACCAGCAACTGATATGGTTGATGTTAAAGGTACAAGGCTGGAATCATATATCTGATCTCCTTGCTGGAACAGAGTTGTGTTCTGTCCACCCACAGTTTCTTCAATACCATATAGTGATGATGAAATACCACCATCCAAACCGATAGCATTTTCATAATCAGTGTCAGTATCTACCAAATCAATGATGCCGTCACCAGCACCATCAAGTTCATCATTATCTTCAAATACATATCCTTCGAGAGTGCTAATAGGATCTGTAAATGTTACGATAGAACCCTCATCATCTTCTATAAGAACATGTGGTTCTACTCCTGTGCCTGACGATGCTGCCGATCCAGCAATAAACTGAATCACAGCAGTATTTTCATTAGACCTACCACCATCGATAAACGCAAGTTCATCAACCTCGAAAGTTAAGAACAGTTCTCTGGTGTTAGGTCGCCAGTCATATACAATAGCAACTTTATTTGTCTTATCTTCTTCTACTCTTCTAAGTCTATCAGAAACAGTGAAGTTATATCCAGAGATTCCTGTGTTTGGATCGGTTGCTAGATTATCTAGAATCACACGCTGGTCATAACGGAAGTTGATACCTCTGTCACAACCAGTAAATGAAATAGGTGTCTTACCTGTATATCTGATAATCTCTCTACCAATCTGGAACTTACCAGAACCAGGGAATGCATTGGTAGTCTCCACATATATTGCCTGATCAGCAGCAGTTGCATCTCTAATCAATGCTGTCATGTTATAGAAGTCTGATACCAGAGACGTTCTATTTCTTTGCTTTTTAATTAAATTAGTATTACGAGTAAAGATTACCTGTGGGGGACTTGTATAACCACCACCAGGGTTCAATAGATCAATATCAGAAATTGCACCTAACCTAATATCTGCTTCTGCTGTGGCACCAGATCCACCACCACCAACCAATTGAAGAATAGGTGGAGTCTCGAAGAACTCACCTGGTGATGTGATATTAATACTTTCAACAACACCAAACTGATTGACTTCTGCAACACCACTAGCACCACTACCACCACCACCAGAAATCACAACAGTAATATCTTGTGCTGTATAGTTTCTGCCATTATTTTCAACTGATAAACCAGTCACACCACCAGTTACTGGGACTAGTTCTGCACCAGATCCACCACCACCTCTGAGGTATGCTTCTGCTGAAAAATATCCATCGCCAGGTTGATTGACTTGTAAGAAATTTACAGAACCATCTGCATTCAAATAAATGTTTGCATCTGCCTGAGTAATACCAGTATCTGTACTGACAATATCTAAACGTAAAGGATCATATCCTTCACCTGGGTCAATAACATCAACTGATAATAGTTCTCCATTTTCGCCAATGTTTGCTTTAAGAACAGCGTCTCTAATAGGAGTACCACAATTCCCAACAACTAACCTAGGTGGATCAGTGGAATCATATCCACTACCACCGTTAGTTACGATAACGTCTTTAACGCCGTATACGCTATTAAAGACGGGTTCAATTGCTGCACCACTTCCTGGAACTGTTCTTGTCATTAGACGACTACGATGTTACCAACCATATTGCTGTGAATGTTGCACTGATACACATATGTTGTGCCAGCAGCAAGACTCATTGGAACTGTACAATATTGGATACTATTAATAGATCCAGATGTTCCACTAATCTGAGAACCACCATTAGATACTCTGATTTCTAATGGGTGACTAGATCCAGTTGTGTTGTCAAATCTGTAAGTAAACCCACGATACACATAAATGGTAGCATCAGTACCACCACTGATACCAGGACCATTGACTGTATAGTTGTTACTATCGGAAGCACTAAATGCATAGTTAAGAGTAGGGGATGCTACTGCTTCATAGTTAGATGTTCCATAGATCAATGATTGACCTTCTGCTGCACTAGGCAATGCCACCGTGTTGGTGATCGTTACTGTGGACCCAGATACAGCAGTAGTGATTCCAGTGCCACCAGCGATGGTGATAGAAGAATCAGCAGCATCGGCAGTATATGTACCAGTATCACCTGCAACCCCTTTCAGAGCGTCCTGGATGACGTTAGGAGAGTCGTTAGTGAATGTAATTGCACCAGCATTCAAGTTAGTGCTAATTCCACTACCACCTGTAAATGTTAATGAATCTGTGGTTACAGTCGCACTTGTACCACCATTGTCGGCATTGAATGTTGTAAATACATTCTGATCAGGAGCACCAAGAGCACCTGTCATATCAATGGTCAGTGTATCTCCAACCAAAGTGGTAGAGATGTTAGTACCACCAGCAATAATCAGGGTATCATTGACTGCCGAAGCAGTTGTGGTACCAGTGTCAGCATCAACAGTTTCAAATAGATTTTGAGTAGAACCAGTACCACCAGTCCCTTGCTCATCGTTAGCAGGTTCCCACTTACTACTAGTGTCATTCCATTTTAGGATCTGACCGTTAGTAGGTCCACCATTAACAGTAGTATCAACGTCACTCAGTACGGTAATACTTTGGTTCTCATCTACAAGTGGTACCCAAGCAGCAGAATGGGCAAAGTATCCTTTGCCAGTGCCATGAACATGAGCAAACATACCATGATGATTAGTCGCATCAGGAAGATCACTCAGAGTTGCATAAGGAGCATACCATTTGAAATATCCATCATCACCATCAATATAAGTGTAAGCAGAACCAGATCCACCTGCCCAGAGTTGGATGTCCCCCGTTCCAGTTTGTTTGATGACAATTTCATCAGTACCATCAGATACAATCTGGAATCCGTTGGTATCTAGATTACCAGTCAGTGTATCAAAGTTCCCAGCACGAAAAGCACCACTTGGAGAACTGCTCCACTTCAAAACTTGACCATCAGTTCCAGCAGCAATGTCTAACTGGATGTCCGTCTGGTTACCTAGTTTATCGTATATTTCGTCAAAATTAGCATTATATTTAATAGCACCGTCTCTTAGGGTATCACCTGTACCATCATTTGCCGAAGATCCAATACCAACTAGCTGTTTTGCCATGATCGTTCTTTTTTTACAATTCTATTTATGTTGCGTCGAAGGAGATAGTTGTAGTGTCAAACTTAGTATCCGTAGACGAGAAGTCTGAGTCACCTTGACCATCACCGAAACCAGTCACAGTCAGAGTTGCAACGTCTGACGTTAGAGGTGAGTTTTGTGCAGGGGTCACACCTAGACCCAAAGGACCACGTACTTCACATCTGAATTTATATCCAGACATGTAGTTGAGTGCTGTGAATGTATATGTGGAAGCAGTCGCTCCCGTCAGAACAGCGAACGAGAATCCACCATCAGTAGATCTGAACCACTGATACGCCTTAGGTCCATCTTCTGGACTAATAGCAGCAGTGATAGAGAATGTAACTGTCTGATTGACGTTGTATGTGGCGTTTGCAGGTTGTAGTGCAATCTGAATTGTTGCAGGAATCACTTCACCACCACCGTCGTCAGGTGGGGCAGGTGGAGTAGCAGCACCATTATTAGGTGGTGTATCAACAAGTTCGCGAGTAGTTAAACCAATCAAATATGGGAATGTAGGTACCAGATTAGATTCACTATCCAGTTCAGTAGTCAAGAAATATGCATATGTTCCATCCTGAAATTCAGGAGTAATGCAGAATCTACCATTATGAGAATCTAGATTACCAAGTCCCTCAGCATATTCCCAATCTTGTATCAAAGATCCAGCAGGAGGATTTTGTTGAGAATCACCATATGTCGGTCTACCATCAACTTCTTCACTCTTAACACGATATGAACTAGTACCGAGAATAATATCAGAATTAGCATCCCAAGCACTAGAATACATATATGGACCGTAGATGGGAAATCCATCAAACGCATATCCTATGATTTTAGAGTGCCCATCAGGATGTCTTATGTTATCTCCATTATACTGTGAAGAACCATAATAATCATTATAAGATGCCATAATGGCATTGTCTTGCCAACATTCTAAAAAGTGAGAGTCATGATGATGGTACTGTCCAGTATTTTCTGGATGTCCACCACAATCATCTTCGCCAAAATTAATATAGGTTTCTGCCCCAGCAGCATTCCAATTGAAGTTTGCTGGTGGATTACCACCAGAACCAGCAGAAGGATTGAACAATATTACGCCGTTAGCAGCAATACCAATTGCACCTAATGGTGTCGATCCCCTTCCATTTCGTTGATCATGATATTCATATGTTCCAGATCTACCACTAGTGGAATAATCCATGACCAGTTGTAGATTCTGATCAGTCTGTCTCCAAAATTCACCAGGAATTGCTGTTTGTTCTGTTCCGCGATATATGAATACTTTCTTTTCTTCGTCCTCATCGCCTCTATCAAATACAAAAAGGATTCTATCACCAACTTGTATTTGATTTCCA